TCGCAAGACCTTGCGGTAGCAGCCGAATCGGACGGGCAGGGCAATACACGAATCATGTTCGTAGTCAAGGACGGCGACGATGGAGAAGTGCAAGAACTGTGACACGCCTGCGGTATGCGGCTCTGTGCTTTGCCACGACTGCCGCAACGAGGCGATGTGCGAATGCAAGAGCAATGTGACACCCAAGCTCCGCCGCTCTGACGGTGACGGGGACTTGGTGCTTTCGCAGCAGGTGTACCGATCATGCAAGGGGAAATCTTGAGTTACGAAGTGCTACACGGCGATTGCCGCGAGGTCATGGCGGGCATGGACGAATGCTCCGTCGATTCGATCGTCACCGACCCACCCTACGGCCTGTCGTTCATGGGTAAGGGTTGGGACAAGGGTGTGCCTGGCGTTGAGTTCTGGGTGGAGGCGTTGCGTGTCGCTAAGCCCGGCGCTCACTTGCTCGCGTTCGGCGGCACTCGGATGGTTCACCGGCTGGCGGTTGCGATCGAGGATGCGGGCTGGGAGATCCGCGACCGGATTCATTGGGTCTATGGCAGCGGGTTCCCGAAGTCGCACGATGTCAGCAAGGCGATTGATAAGGCGGCGGGTGCGGAGCGGGAGGTTGTTGGGGATAATCCAAACAACAGACCAAACTGCGTTGGCAACCAAACGAGAAGTATGGCTGCACCAATAACCGTGCAACCCATCACCGCCCCAGCAACCCCTGCCGCCCAGCAATGGGACGGCTGGGGCACCGCACTCAAGCCCGCCGTCGAGCCCATCATCCTCGCCCGCAAGCCGTTCAAGGGTACGGTCGCGGCGAATGTGTTGGAGTGGGGGACGGGTGCGATCAATGTGGATGGGTGTCGGGTAAATATTTCAGAAGATGACCCCGGCAAAAAGAACTATCACACTAACCGAAAAACAAGCCGCGACTACGAGATCAAAAACTCGCTGTACAAAGTTGGGATGAAAACAGTTTGCACAAGCGAACACCGGCAAGGCCGCTTCCCCGCCAACCTCATCCACGACGGCAGCGACGACGCAACCGCTGGCATGGGGGACGCGAGCCGGTACTTCTACTGTGCGAAGGCGAGTAAGAAGGATCGGGACGCGGGGCTGAGGGAGTGGCGGGAGACTACCACAGACGACGGTAGGACAAAGCCCATCGAAAACCCATACTTGAGGTGCAACACCGAACGCAAGAACCACCATCCCACCGTCAAGCCAACCGACCTCATGACATACCTCTGCCGCCTCATCACACCACCCGGCGGCACCGTACTCGACCCGTTCAACGGCTCGGGCAGCACCGGCAAGGCGGCTGTTCGTGAGGGGTTCAACTACATCGGATGCGAACTCGACCCCGAGTATGTCGAGATTGCACGGGCACGCATCGAAGCGGTGGGGGTGTCTGCTTGACCACCGCAGCCGTCGAACTTCTACCCAAGCAACTCCTGTTCGTGCAGGACATGCACACACGCCACCTGCTCTATTCAGGTGCGTTCGCTGCGGCCAAGTCGCGGGCGTTGTGCTGGAAGCTCCGTGTGCGTGCATCACACCCCGGCGCGGTGGAGTTCCTTTGCCGCAAGACGCTGGTGTCGCTCAAGAAGTCCACGCTCAAGACCCTGCTCGAACCAGACGGCGACCTGCCGCCCGTGCTTGAGCCCGGCACCTACACGCACAACAAGAGCGAGGGCATCATCCGCATCCACGGCGGCGGTCAGATCATGTAATTCGGGCTTGACGACCCCAGCAAGCTCGGCTCGGTGAACGGTACGGGGTGTGCGATTGACGAGGTGGTAGACCTCACGCTTGACGACTACATCATGCTCAACGGTCGCGTGCGAATGACCGTGCCCGGACTGACGCGACAGTTGTACGGGGCGTGCAATCCCGGCCCGCCTTCGCACTGGGCTGCGTTGCGTTGGGGGCTCGCACCTGGCGGGTCGATGCTCGATGACACGCACCGCGTGATTGAGTCCAGCACCTTCGACAACCACTTCTTGATGGAGAAGGCCCCCGACTACATCGAGTCACTCCGCAAGATGACGGGCGTGGCGTATGAACGCTATGTGCTGGGCAAGTGGGTCGGTTCGGACGGGCTGGTGTATGACCAGTGGGATCGCCGCGTGCATGTGATGACGCTGGACTTCGAGCCGCGATCGGTTGGGTATGCGGTTGACCCAGGGTACACCGACCCGTTCGCCATGCTCGAGATCCTCACCGATGGGGATGGGCGTATGCATGTCTCGCGTGAGTGGTACGAGCGGGGCAAGACGCACGATCAGGGTATCAACGCCCTGCTCGGTATGCGGCGCGACCCGTCCGACATCGTGGTCGTGGACTCGGCAGAACCCGCACTCATCGAGGCGATGCAACAGAAGGCGATTCAGGCGATACCCGCACGCAAGGGGCCAGACTCGATCACAGCGGGCGTGAGCAAGGTACAGGCACGGTTGGCCGACCCTGGCGATGGTCGCCCACGGCTGACCGTCGATCCTTCCTGCACAAACCTGATTGCCGAGTTTGAAACCTACGAGTGGGCGAAGAACCTGAGCGGCTACAAAGACAAGCCGAAGGACGAGAACCAACATGCGTTGGACGCGCTCCGCTATTACATCATGTACATAGATCAAGGGCCAACCTTCTACCTCGCCGGTGGTGAGGCAGAGCAAGAACAGAAACAAGCAACGGTGCCGACCTTCGCAGAGCGTCGCGCCGATTCCGAGTGGGGGTGGTGATGGGGTATGAGATCATCGAAGGCGACTGCGTTGATGTGATGCAGGGGATGGACGCGAACAGCGTGGACGCGATCGTCACCGATCCGCCATACTTCAAGGTCAAGGGCGAGGCGTGGGATCGTCAGTGGGACAAGCCCGACCAGTTTATCGCGTGGCTCGGCGAGGTCGCGGATGAGTGGCATCGAATCCTCAAACCCAACGGGTCGCTGTACTGTTTCGCGTCACCGAGAATGGCCGCGCGTGTCGAGGTGATGTTGGGCGAGCGGTTCAATATACACAACCGCATACGGTGGACGAAGTCGGCAGGGTGGCACAATAAGACACGCCCAGAAGACTTGCGTTCATGGCTATCGCCGTGGGAGGAAATCATCTTCGCCGACCACTACGGCTCTGACAACATCGCAAAGGGCGAGGCGGGGTATGTCGCCAAGTGTGACGAGTTGCGTGGGTTCCTGTTCGAACCGTTGCGTGCGTACCTAGAGGGCGAGTGGTCGCGGGCGGGGTTGACATCACGCGATGCGAACACTGCGACCGGCACGCAAATGGCGGGGCATTACTTCACCCAATCGCAGTGGGCACTCCCCACACGCGAGAACTACACCAAGCTACAAGCGTGGGCGGGGTCGGGATACCTTCGCCGTGAATGGGACGAACTCAAGGCCGAGTACGACGAACTCAAGGCCGAGTACGACGAACTCAAGGCCGAGTACGAACACCTACGCCGCCCGTTCAGCGTCACCGCAGAGGTGCCGTATACCGATGTGTGGTCGTTCCCGACCGTGCAGCACTACCCCGGTAAGCATGTCTGCGAGAAGCCGCAGCAACTGCTTGAACACATCATCAACGCAAGCACCCGGCCCGGCGACACCGTGTTGGATTGCTTCGCTGGGTCGGGTTCAACCGGCGAGGCGTGCCGCACGCTTGGGCGTTCGTTCATCGGTATCGAGATGGATGAGGCATGGGCGAACAAGGCACGCGAGCGGGTGACGCGAGAAGACCTATACGCGGCCATGCCGCAGGGGGTGGCTGTATGAACTGGCCGTTTAAGACCAAGAAACTGAACAGTTCCCAAGCCGCGACGGTGTGGGATAACGCGACCGTCCGCGACGCGGAGAAGAACCGCCACAACTACCGCCCGCAGGATGTGGCCGCACAGGAGGCCATACGGCGCGCTCTAGGCGTGGTGCATGACTGTGCGAGCAAAAACGCGCGTGTGTGTTCCTCGATACCCCTGCGGTTGATAAGGCGTACCGAGGTGGCCGGCAGCGACCGCCGCACCTACGCGGGCAAGGCGATCGGCACCGCGACACGCAAGGCGCTCGCGTCGGGCAGCATGGGTAAGAACATCGCGTCCTTCATGGAGGCGGGCGGTGAGGTTGAAGAGGTGATGAGCCACCCGATCCTCAACCTGCTCGCACGGCCTACGCCCGGCATGATCGGCATTCATGCATCGTGGTACTCGTTCTACTTCCGCGAGATTTGCGGCAAGTCCTACGAACTCATCGCACGCGGCGGCGACGGTGTGACCGAACTCTACCCCATGCCCGCGCAGTTTGTCGAACTCCAGTACGACGACGACGGC